ATCAGCACGGCGAGCATCACCAGGTTCGCTATCTGGAGTGCTGCGGCTGCGACTACAAGACCAAGGCCATCGTTCCGGCCGATGCCGTCTGGCGTCGCAGTCTTGTACCGTACAAACAAGAGCGATAGCGCTGGGCCATTCGTCCCGTAGGGTGAACGACAGACACGGATCTGTCACCCGATATGGGAGCGCCACGGATGGCCAGCCAACTCACGAAGCTTCAGGACCGGGCCGCCGCTGTGGCCGCCATGCTCGATGACCTGTCTAAGGTCGAGGAGCGTTCCGCCGAGCAGGTCGCGGACATGGAGCGTCTGGCCGGCGAGGCCGATCAGCTCGAGAAGGAGCTCGCCCGTGAGCACGCTATCGCCGAGCGGATCACCGCTCTGCGTGGCAAGGTGGCCGCGACCGCGAAGCCCGTTGAGGTTGCGGCTGTGCCCGCGGCCCCCGTCACCGGCCCGTCGTTCTCGCCGCGTGGTGCGAAGCACTTCCGGTCGTCCAGCGACGCGGAGGCGTGTGGCCGCTGGATTCGCGGCTACGTTCTCGGCCGTGCCGAGGACCGCTCGTGGTACGAAAAGAACGTGGAAGTTCGCGCCCTGTCGCCCAACGACAACAACAAGGGTGCCGTGTTTATCCCGGACACCTTTGCCAGCACCGTGATCCGTTTGGTTGAGGCATTTGGTGCGTTCCCGGCTCAGGCCAACAACCTGACGATGACGAGCGACACGCTGTACATCCCTCGTCGGACGGGCGGCAATGTTGCGTACCACACCGCGGCGAATGCCGAGACGACCGCGACCGACATGGCCACCGACAACGTCATGCTGTCGGCCAAGGAAGTCCGCGTTGGCACCCGCGTGCCCAACCAGCTGATCGACGATTCCGCCATCGACCTGGCCTCGCTTGTGGCCGAGGAGTTCGCCCTGGCCATCGCCCAGCGGATCGACCTTGACGGCTTCACTGGGTCGGGCGTCTCTGCCAACGGCGGCATCCGCGGCATCCAGTGGCTGTTCGAGAACCAGAGCAACCTTTCGACTGCGGCCAACATCTTCAACTCGGCCCAGACCAGCGTTGCCAGCCTGACGATTGACGATTTCGCGGCGGCCGTTGCCAAGGCTCCCACTTACGCCATCCAGAGCCCCACGGCTGGCTGGTACTGCACGCCGCAGATGCACGCTCTGGCCATGCAGTCGCTCGCCCTTGGTGGCAACGGTGCCCTGGCGAACGAGGTTGTGGATGGCGTGCGTCGGCCGTCGTTCATGGGCTACCCGGTCTACTACAACAACGTCATGCGTCAGACCGCCAGCACCGACCAGGTGGTGGCCCTCTTCGGTGACCTCAAGAAGTCCAGCCACTTCGCCCTGCGGCGTCAGGTTGCTGTACGGGCGTCCACCGACCGCTACATCGAATTTGACCAGACCTATTTCCAGGCTTCGTGCTCGTACGACGCGATTTCACCGGACATTGGCGACGCGACGACTTCTGGCCCGGTCGTGGCCCTCCTGCTCTGACCCTAGGACACAAGGAACAGAAACCATGAACCACACCCAGAACACTCGCACCGTCCTGAGCATCTCCCCCGGCGTGGCCGGCGTGAACAGTGCCGCCACGCACACCGTGGCAATCGACTGCCTGGGCTTCGATGCCCTGTCGATCGACGTGGCGTACCGCTCGCTGGCCAACACGTCGGCTCCGAGCGTCCTTGGCCTCCGGTTTGCGGATGCCGATGCCGCCACGTCCTACGCGACGGTGAGCGGTCTGGTGCAGGGCACCGACTACACGGTGGCCGCCGTGAGCAACACCGCCGTCGTGAACATCACTCGCTTCGAGCTTGGTTCGACCAAGGCTCTCCCGCGGTTTGTTCAGGTTCGCGTGACCCCCTCGGCCGATGCGACGGCGAACGGCACCAACAACGACGTTGTGGTCGCCGCTCGGCTCCACAAGGGCGAGGTGGGCATCGACAACGCGACCGACGCGAACGTGACCACGCGAGTGGTGTACGGCGGCTGATAGGTTTCGTACGACAACTCCAAACCGAGGAGGAGCCGTGGGCGCGGCGAATCCAGCGGTGGCGGGCGTGCAGCCCGCTACCCTGCAGACCCCTAGCGGGCCAGTGCGGCTGCACTGCGCCATGTCTGTTCCCCGTCTGGGCTGGCAGGACCACATGTTCTGCTGGGCCCGGGGGCTCATCCCCTACGGGATCTCGCCGATCCGTATGGAGGGTGCGTTCTGGGGCCAGTGCCTCGAGCGTGTGCTCACGGACATCGTCGAAAACGACGAGCCCGAGGGCAAGCCTCCGCTCTGGATTTGCACGCTCGATTACGACTCAATATTCTCCCAGGACGCTGTCCCCAAGCTACTGACGTATGCGGTGGCGAGTGGCTACGACTTCGTGGCCGCCATCCAGATGAAGCGGCGTACCGACGAACCGCTCTTCACGATGGTGAGCGACGGCGGCGAGCGGATGGCCGAGGTGGGCCGCGACACGTTCATCTATCACAACGTGGTGCAAGCCAACACCGCCCATTTCGGATTGACCATGCTGAAGGCAGAGGCGTTGAAAAAGATGCCTCACCCGTGGTTTGTCGGAAAGCCCAACGAGGATGGCCGGTGGGAAGAAGGCAGGATCGATGACGACATCGCATTCTGGCTGGCGGCCCAAAAGGCGGGACTGAAGATCGGCGTGTGTCCGCGTGTCGCCCTCGGGCACGCAGAGGTGTGGATCAAGTGGCCCGACCAGAACATGAAGGCCAGCCTGCAGCACCCGGGCGACTTTTGGGAGCGTGGCGGGAAACCGCCTGACAACGTATGGCAGTGAGCATTGGTCAGCCCGTGATGGTTCGCATGCTGCGATCCTACGGACGCTACCGCCCTGGCCAGGTTGTGCCTGTCACCGGCGGCCTGGCCCGCACGCTCGAGCTGCAGCGGTACGCCGTGCGGGTAATCGCCGAGCCTACGCTCGAGTTCTCCGTTGCCCCTGAACCGGAGGCCGAGCGGGCCGTTGCTCCTGTCGCCAAGGCCAAGCGTGGGAGGCCGAAGCGTGCGTAACTGGGAACTGCCCGCGACCGGGAGCCGATACCGCAGCCTGGCTGTCTCGACCGCCAGCGGCACCGGCGACCGACCGATCAGCGTAGATGACGCAAAGTCGCACCTGCGGATCGTGGACTTCACCGACGACGACACGTACATCGGTGCCCTGATCGACGCGGCGACGACGTGGTGCGAGGACTATTGCGACCGCACCTTTGCCGACAAAACGTACACCGTGGCGTTCGATGACTTTCCTGCTCTCCGCACCGAGCTTCCGCGCCCGCCGGTGCGGCTGAACGCGACTGCCGCGAGCGCCACGGTGACAATCTCGTACGTCGATCAATCCGGCATCACGCAGACACTCACGTGGTCGCAGTCTGGAACGCAGCAGTTCCGCCTAGACCGCGACCACGTTCCATCTTTGATTTACCCGCTGTATCTCCAGAACTGGCCCGCTGTTCGCCTGGACGACAAGTCCGTGCAGATCACATACCTGGCCGGCTACGGCGGTGCGGCGAACGTGCCGGCCCCGGCAAAGCACGCGATCAAGATGCTGGTGGGCCACTGGTACGCCAACCGCGAGGCCGTCGGCAGCGTTGGGCAGAACGTGCCCATGGGTGTGCACGCATTGCTTGAGCCCATCAAGTGGAAGCAGTACGCATGACGATCGAAGGCCGCATTGCGATTGATGCGACGTTCAACGATATGGACTCGTCTGGCATCGCTCAGGCGAGCAAAACGATTTCGTTGACCAGCAGCACGCCGTACACGACCGGCAAGGTAGCGGTTGTGTCTGGAACGATTGGCACTGGCCAGCAGGTGTTTCTCAACCTGTACTCCACGCAATATCGAGACGCCAGCGGCAATCTCGTCACGTTTGCGAGCACCGCCATCTCTCGCATTGCGTTTGCGTTCCAAGGGGCATCCGGTCAGTCGCGGAAGTTCTTGGACTCCAACGGCAACGTGGAGCTTGTTTCAAGAGACAACGAGGTTGCGTGCTCTTCGGTTACGGCGAGCCTAGACGGGCTTATCGACACCGCCGCGAACACTGGCACCTACACCATCGTCCTATACGGCACCTGACGCATGCTCCGCTCCGGCATCATGGACACGCTGGCTACGGTGCAGACTCCAGCCGAGTCGGCCAACGCCATTGGCGAGCCGATTCTGACGTGGAGCACGTTCGCCACGCGGTGGATTGCCATTCTGCCCCTGAGTGGCAACGAGCAGATGACCGCCATGGCCACCGAGGGCAACGTCACGCACCGGGTGCGGATGCGGTACACCGCCGGGCTCAAGCCCAAGATGCGGATGGTGGCCGACGGCAGGACGTTCGAGATCATGTCGGCCGTGGAGCGTGGCCGCCGCGAAGAGCACGAGCTCATGGTGACGGAGGTAGTGGACTGATGGCGAAGTTCGCTACCACCGTCGATGGCGTCGAGGACATCCTGCGTGGATTCACGCGGCTGTCCAAGGGCGTGCAGCGTAAGTACCTGGGCTCTAGCGTCCGCGAGGTGGTCAAGGCTGCAGTGCCGGAGGTGAAGGCACTCACGCCGAAGGGGCCGACGGGCAATCTGCGTCGCTCGGTGGGGCTGAAGCTGGAGAAGAAGAAGACGACCACGGCCGTGGGGATCGTCGGCTACCGCAGCAAGACGGGCGGCAACAACCGCGAGCTCGGCTTTCACGCCTACTGGACCGAGCAGGGCGTGAACGACCGCTACCCGAAGAGTGCGTTGGCCCTGAAGTTGCCGATGCGGTACGCCAGCAAGTACGGCTACCTCAAGGACAAGGCGTCGCTGATTGGTGGCGACGACGGCGGGACGGTGTTTTTCAAGAGCGTGCGTGGGTACACCGGCTCTGGCAAGTTTCAGTCGTGGGCCGACCAGAACCTGCCGCGGATGAAAGAGGAGCTCATCGGCAAGCTTGAGATGAATCTTGGCAAGGCGATTGCCGAGGAAGAGCGTCGGCTGATCCGCCGAAAGTACGGGAAAAAGTAGCGTGCCCGCAGTCACCTATATCGACGAGTTGGTGAGGCAGACGCTGTCGGCCCAAGCGGATATTGCGTCCCTTGTCGGCTCGCGGATCTTCTCCACGCAGGCACCGCAGGGCACACAGCTGCCGTGCATCGTCTACGCCCAGGACCAGGCCAACCGCGGGCCGTTCATGCACATGCGGGGGATGACCGGCATTGCCCGAGTCACATACCAGATTTCTTGCCTGGGAACGTCGCTGGTAGACGTGCGAAACCTGTCGAGGGCCGTACGTGTCGCCTTACAATACAAGCAGTCTGCGGCGATACGCTTGGCTGTCGTAAAGAACGACGACGACACGACTGAGCCGCAGGCCGGCGGCGAGCAGCTGCCGATTTACCGCACCGATTTGACCGTAGAGATCACCTATCAGGAGCCGTAAGAGATGGCCATCGACATCGGACAAGGCACGTTCGTGGGGTTCGGTACGGCGCTTCACACGGCGACCGGGTACAAGATCACCGGCGTGAATCACGGCGGCGTCTCGCGTGCCGTTGCCGACGCCACGCACATGCAGAGCAGTGCCAAGGAGTTCATCGGCTCCGCGATCTACGATCCCGGCGAGCTCTCGGTCGAGGTGCTTTTCGACCCGGCGATCAAGCCGACGGCCGACCTTGCCAACGTCGCCACCAACCAGGTGGTGAACGTGTACTGGGCCAGCGGCGGCACCACGACGACGCTCTGGAGTGCGTTCGGCTATGCGACCGGCTTCGAGGCCGGTGCCCAGATGGAAGACATGAACAGCGGCACGCTCACCATCAAGCTGAGCGGCACGCTGTAGTAGCAGGAGGCGCGGACTGTGGCTGTTACTCGTGATCAGATCAAGGCCCGGCGTGGCGTTCGCCAGCGTGTCGCTGTGGAGGTGCCGGAGCTCGGCACTGTCTACGTGGCGAAGTTCTCGGCGAAAGACCGCGACCGATTCGAGCAGATGGTGACGGGC